GTTAAATATATTTGGAGAGAAGATCATAAAGGCGCAAACATTCAAGATTTAAAGAAAGCAGTTTTCTATTTAAACCGTATCATTAAAAAATTGGAGAACATGTAATGATAAATTATCCTTGTGGTTGGTTTGATGTAGAACAGTTGCCTGGTGGTTCTGGAGAAAAAGAGGATGACTGAACTAAAAAAAGAAAGGGAGGTCTTGGTCCAAGCAAAATTTTATGTGGATGCCGTAGATCCAAACGCTGCAAACGTTCCAGATTTATTAAGAAAAAAGTTTGAAACTGAGGTAGATAAAAATAAAATATTCTTTTCCATTTGCATACCAGGTGACAATAGCAAAATAGATTTAGAAAAACTTGTCGAAGAAAACAACGATCTCTTACATAAAGTTAAATTTTGGCAAGAACTTTACCTAAAAGCTATAGATCCAAATACTTAAAAAACGTGATAACTTCGTTAAGGGTAAACCCTAGGGTAGGGTAAGAAAAGCTCACCAGCGGCCTCTCAGAAGGTCGTTTTTTTTCAAAACACAAAAAAAAGGGGCATATAGCCCCCTTCTTTCTTTTACACCTAGAATGGAGGTTTATCTCCAGGTGCAGCTGGTTTCATCTCTGAAGGTTCCATCTTAATGATTTTAGTCTTCAACGAAGTAACAGCTTGGCCGTCATTATTAGTCCAGTTATCTTCATACTGTCTAATACCAACTTTGAGTTGCTTACCAATAAAGTCTTTGGCAAGATCTGGTAGCTTTTTAAATCCACAAACAAGAGCAAGCCGACTAAATATCTCACTTGCTATTCTTTTTGAATCTTCGTTAGCAGACCATAAGTTATACCATTCATTATGATCTCGGTAGTTACCGCCATCAATTTGAAAAGTTACCTTCTGCGTCCAATTACCGCTGTTAGATTTATATTTCTCAGCAGCAATAATCTTTGCCTCATACTCACCAGTTGGAGCAACCTCTGGACCTTTCGATTCCATTTGCTCCGCATTCTCAAAAAAATCAACGCCATCAAAATCTGACATTACGCACTCTCCTTATTTTCAACATTAATATTAAACCCTAATTTTGTAATTAGAGCAGTTAGATTTGGTTCCTCAAAGGCTTCTAGCTTACCGCTACGATCTTTGGCTGTGTAGCCTTGACCTATCCTTGTTTGTAACCACCTTGCAGCTACGGGATTACCGTCATCATCTTGATCTTCGATAACTCGTAGTGCTAAAACCTCATCAAAGAAATACGTTATTGCATCCCCCAAAGGTTTACTTGCCATCTTAGGACCAAAGAAAAATACACCATCATTATTTTCTTTACCTTCTTTGCAAAGAAATAAGACATGCATATCTAGATCCCTAAATGATCTCATTAGACTTGTAACAGCTTCACTTACGTTTTGATAAGCCATTCTTCCGTCTTTGTTTCTACCTTTCTCATGTACCAACAAGATCTCAGAAATCTCTGATACAGAGTCTAAACATACGCTATCGTAGACTAATTCACCAGATTTAAGAGCAGCATACACCTCTCTTAGATCATCATAATTAGATACTTCAATAGCAGATACGTTAGGCGCATCTTTAATGGAAAGCAAACCAGCTTCCGCACTAATAACTAAAACCTTACCTGGCATACTTTGTGTTGAAAAAGTTTTACCAGCTCCCGCTTGACCATATACAAGAAGCTTGGCTCCTTGTTGGTCCACCAATTTATCAGGTGTTTTTATCTTATCTTTTAAGCTCATGATCTACCCTCCTATAGTTTGTGTAAAAATGAACTTGATTATTATAACCCAAGAAACTACAATATGTAAATCATATTATTTAGGAGAAGTATATGAGCAAACAAAACGATATAACTTGGCTAGCTAATTACTATTTTAGATCCAAGGCTATTGCAACAAAAAAATTAAAGGAGTTAAGTACTATGGGCGTTCAACCAAAGCATAAAGAAAGAAAAGTAGATCAATATACATTATCTGGTTATATAAAGTTTTTGGGTCATAAAAAAGCAGCAGAAGATTTTAATTGTTCTGAAGCATCATGCAAATCCTGGAGGTATGGATACAGGCAACCATCTATAGCGCAAGCTAAACAGATCATCCAAGCAACAGAGGGAAGATTAGACTTTGAATCTATTTACGGTTCTATATCTGAAATTTTAGAAGAACAGGAATAGTATGTTCCAACTCAATATTACCGAGGATGACTCGTCCTTGGATATTGCGCTGGCTTATTATGATGATGGATATAATGTAGTACCTTTACAAAGATCTAACAAAAAACCTCCGTCATTCTTAAAAGGCTGGGAACAATATAAGGAAACAAGACCCACTAGGGAACTTGTAGAGTCTTGGTTTAAAGATAGAGACAATTTAGTTGTCGCATTAGTTTGTGGCAAGTTTGTTGTTGTTGATGCAGATTCACCAGAAGCTATGGATTGGGTAGAGAAAAATTTACCTGCTTGTCCATTTAAAGTTATAACTGGTAAGGGTATGCATTACTATTATAACAATCCAGAAAACTATACAACCTTTGCAACGAGAAGGACTAACGAAACACCTATTGAACGACTAATAGATATTAGAGGTGTGGGTGGTCTTATTATTGCTCCATATAACCGTCATGCTAATGGCCAAGTTTATAAGCCTGTTATGTTTCCAGATTGGAAAGTACATGATCACTCAGATCTTCCAGACTTTACTGAAAAAGAATTCCTACAGATTACAGGAGTTCCTAAGATTGATAGCAGTAAACAAACGGCACCTTTCTCCTTGGATGGCGTGTTGGAAGGATCGAGAAATGATGGAGCTGCTAGGATTGCAGGCTATCTTATATCTAAAAATGTAAACTTAGAATTTGTTAGAGTCTTTTTACAAAATTGGAATAAGAATAATAATCCACCACTACCGCAACAAGAAATAGATTCAGTTGTTGATAATGTCAAAAGAACACATGACCGTAAGAATCAGATAGCTCCACTATTCATTCAGTCAACTGAAAGCATTACACCACCTAAAGATCTATTCTCACCACCTGGACTACTTAAAAGTATGTTTGACTTTTGTGAGGATATTGCTCAAGTTCCGCAACCAGAACTATCTCTTGTAGGGGCGTTAGCATTAGCAAGCGTTACTTGTGGAAGATTATATAGAACAAACATGAATAACTTTTCTAGTATGTATTTTATGGGTGTTGCTAAATCGGGGCAGGGAAAAGAAAACATCAAAACATTTATTGAATCTGTACTAAATGCTTCAGATCAAGAAAAGTTAATTGTTGGTGATGGTTATACATCAAGTGGTGCTGTTCACTCTGTTCTTAAAATAAGACCAACACAAATAACAATTATGGACGAGTTCGGCAAAAGACTTGAGGCTATAAGTAATGCTGGTAACACAAACAAAGAAGATGGCATACAAACACTTATGGAAGCTTGGGGGCGTTGCCACGGAACTCTACGACCAGACAACTATTCACTTATGGCAGTACAAGAAGAGTACAAAGAAAAGATGATGAATAGAGTTACACATAAACCAGCCATTACATTAGTTGGATTGTCTGTACCTAAAAACTTTTACGGCGCATTAAACAGCGGAAGGATAGCAGATGGTTTTCTTAACAGGTTTGTGGTTGTTGAATCTAATGAACCAAGACGTGTTGGAGATCTAAAAAGATTTAAAGAGCCACCTATAAGTATAGTCAACTGGGTTAATTATGTTCGTAGAATGAAAGGTAATTTATCTGATGCAGCAAGAGATAATGCAGAGTTAGATTTAAACCAAACTGTATTAGAGTTTGATAAACCGTCAGAAGAACTGTTACAAGACTTTGCTAGGGAGATTATTAAAAGACAGGACATATTAGAAAAAGATAACTTAGAACCTTTGCTCAGTAGATCCAGAGAGAAGGCTATGAGATTATCTTTGCTTTGTACCTTAGCTTCTAGTGCTGATGCAACAAAGATTACAGCTGATATAACTAAGTGGGCGATTGATTACATTAGATACTATGATCTTATGTTTATTGAGTCTTGTAGAGACAAAGTAGCAAGTTCTGCAACAGAGTCTAAGATTAAACAAGTCTTATCATTTATTAGATCTAGAAATGGAGAAGGCATATCTAAAAGAGAAGTAGATAGGCATGAACTATTTAGAAGCATGAAGTCATACGAAGTAAAAGAAATTATAGAACGATTAAAAAACGCTGGAGAAATCCAGGAAATTGAAATAAAAGTTGGGGGCAAAGGCAGACCAACCAAAAGGTTTGTTGCCGTAGATCCTAACTTTTTTGAGGAATAATTATGAAAACTTACATTCATGTAAATCAACATAAAATTAGAGCTAACAAAAAAAATAATACTAATGAGCCAGTCATTACAATTAAACGAGGCAAAACGAACACATATTGTCATGAAGTAAAAATACTAGGCCCAGCAAAAATAAGGTATGGAGGTAACGACAAACCTATTTTGTCTTGTGGTGCTAGGGTAGTTATTGAAACAGAACATGAAGTTGAAATTGTTGAATAGTTTATAAAGGAGTAATTATGAAGACACCATCATTAGAAAGCAGAGAAGATCAGAAACGAGAAGAACGAGTCGCAGGATTCTTAGAGGGCCTTTGGGGAGTTAGTTGTCATAAGTTACCCACAAGTTATTCACTAGATTATTGGATAGAGTCGCAAGAAAAGAATTACTGGTGCGAAGTTAAATGTCGTACCTTTGCGTATGATAAGTATGACACTTTGATTATTTCTACCAATAAACTAAGAAAAGGATCTTCGTTTGCATTAGCAACAGGCGTACCGTTCATTATTGTTTATGCTATGACTGATGGTATTTATATGCATGAATGGAAGAAAGACTTTGTTTATGATGTCAGAATGAATGTAAGTGATAATCCTACCTATGACGAAGATAACGAACCTTACATACATATACCGTTAGAAGATTGGATCTGTTTATCAAACAAGCCTTTGGGTATGGACCGTAATGAAATAGGTTTCTGATGAGAAAGAATGCACCAACAACCAAACTTACTAAAGAACAAGAATCCTGGATGGAGAAGCAAAAGTTATATGCAACTCACCCTATCTATAATAATTCTTTAATTAGAAAGATCTGTAATGACTTTGATGGGAAAGTAATTGAAGTAAACGGTAAAAGTATTATCCAAGTCTAGAAGGTCTACCAAATAATTGTTCATCTAGATCTAATCTTTCTTGTGATAAAGGATTTAAGTTAGGCATTTCAATTGATGGGACATCTGGAAGAGGTATGTTAGCTTGCGTTGTACGCAAAGATTGCTGAGCTTGAGTGGCTGCATCCCTTGCCTGATTAGCGGTTGATTGGAATAGTTGTTTAGCTTGATCAATAAAGCCTTCTTCATCTGCTTCTTCAACTGTTGCTCCAACAGTTTTACTTGCAAGATCTCCTGCTTGAGATCCTATAAGCTCCGCCTCACCATTAACATATCTTACGCCAGCTAAACCTGCTGCTCTTCTTGCCATTTCAATAGCTTGTTTAATTGAAGTTTTATCTGTTTTTAATGCTAATGAAACAAACATAGGAGAAGAAAACAGCTGTCTCATAACGGCTAAACCAGCTAACGTAGGCAAAGTAGCCAATGGAGCAAATACAACACCAGCTGCAATACCAGCTGCTACCAATCCACCAGCAGCACCACCCCTACCAATTTCACCAACCGTTGATAGATCTATATATCTTTGAAAATCTTTTAAACCTTGAGTAACCTCTTTGCCAAACATAGCTTCTAAAGTTTCATCACCATAAGTTTCAAGAGCAGATTTTAAATGCCCTGGTTTAAATATATCTGTTATGTTGCCTTTACCGTTGTAATTAAAATCAATTGATTTAGATAAAAGTTTTTGCATGCTAGCCAATTGAATATCTTTAAAAGCTTCAGGCGTGTCTTTTAAAGTTTCTTTTAAAATTTGTATATTAGATCCTGATCTTGGTCTAAATATTGCTTGAACAGTTTCTTCAATACCTTTGTTTGGAAGATCTGTAATAGCTTTATTAGATTCAAAAATTAATCTTTTCTCTGATGCTTTTGCAAGTTCACTTAGTTGTTGAACAAAAGCAACACCTTGCTCACTACCAGTTAATCCTTTTTTAGAAGTAGTAAAATCGTTAATAATATTTTTTAACTCTACAGGTTTTAAATTTGGTTTTAATTTTGCTAATTGATTAACTGTTTGCAAAACTAAATTTCCTGTACTTCTTCCACCACCAGCATCTGTAAATAGCTCTACAATTTTTCCTGGATGCTGGCCTTCAAATTTTAATATATGTCTTGCAAATGCCGTAAAATCAATTACATCTTCTGCTCCAGAGGTATCAGTAGACACCCTTCCTGCATCTGTAAATAATTTTTTTCTAAGGGTTGCTTTTAAATCTTTTTCTGCTGTTGTAGGAGAACCCTGGCCTTTAGCCGCTAGTTCTGCTTTATATTTGTCGTAAGTTCTTACGTTTTGAAAAAGATCTTTTAAGTCTTTGGTTCTTCCACCTTGAACTAAACTCATGTAAACCTCATCAGGATTAAAAGATTTAGTACCTCCTTGCTCAACAGTCCTGTTTATAAGAGTTCTATCAAACGGTTCTAAAAGTTCTCTTGACAGTCTGTTAGCATCTCTTAAATCGCTTATAGTTTTATTAATTCTTTTTTGCACTACAGGATCTAAATCAAAACTATCACCTGGCTCTAAACCTCTAAGTTGATTAGTTATTTTTTGTGTTTCTGCTAATACTCTATTAAATTCTTCGGGGCTATTAATTTCTAAAGTGGTAAAAATACTATCAGCTCCTGACTTACCCTCAATAAACTCACCAGAGTCACCTAAACTTAGTTTTCTCCTATCATCTAATTTATTTAATACTCTCAATACACTACTTCTTAATTGTGTTGGGACCATACTGTTAGAAGTTAAATCTCTAATGGTGTCATAATCATTTCTAATATTTCTTAAAGATAAATTTCCTGCTTCTGCTTTTTCAATCATTCTATCAAGAGTATTTTCTATTCTTGTAGGTAAATTTCCTCCTAGAGCAGGATCAAGATCTCCTGTTAATTCCCAAGCATCATTTGATTCTTTAAATTGTTTTAATATTTCTTTACTGTCTTTTAAATATCTTATTTGTGTATTTGATATTGTTCTTTGAATTGTCGTTGCAATATCTTTTTCTTTTTTTGTAGCGTTTTCTGGTATCTTCATTAAATCTAAAAATTGCCTATCAACGATTTCATATTCTTTACCCAAAACTCTAGTTACTTGACCTCTTGCTTTTTGAAGAACCTCAATTAAATTTTCACCCACCTCTTCTAAACCAGGGGCTTGTTTTAAATCACCAACATTTAAAGCATCTTCTTGAACATCTTTCAATAACTGATTTAAAACTGATTTAACATTTTGTTCTTCTAAACTAAGAGCATTTCTGGCTGCTTGAATTTGTTCATCAAGACTACCTTTGGTTGTCTCACTAATGTATTTATTTGATGCAACATCATGCGCATCTATTGTTTTAAGTAAATAATTTAAATTTCCGAACAAATATGAATTTGCTTCTTTGGCTCTTGCTGGACCCAATACTTGTTCGGCTATTTGTTGAGTTTTCCCAGGCAATTGTTTTTGAAGAGTTGCTTGAGAAGGAATAAATTTATAATCAAGCTTACCAACCTTACCGTCTTTTATTGCTTTTTTAATTTCCCTTTCGGTTGCGTTTCTACCAAGCTGTCTGTCTAGCTTCATAACATCTGTTACAACTCTACCTTTATTACCTTGGCGTAAAAGCCTTACATCTCCTGTAGGAGCTTTTCTTCCAAGGAGTAACCCATAAGCACCTGCTATTCCTTCGCCAATACCTTGACCAAGAGAACCTAAAATAAATTCAGTTGTGTATAAATCATTTAATTCATCCCTGTCTTGTAATTGAAAACCTTGTTTGGTATCAAATATTTCTTCTTCAGCGGCTTTACCAACAGCAGAACCCGCACCAGATGCAAAAAGATTAGCTAAAACTTTATTGCCTCCAGCTAATGCTCTAATGCCTTTAATTATTTTTAATTGAGGTGAAAGAAATGTTATAGCTGAAGCAATAGGTCCAAAAATTCCAGAAAAATCTGCAAAATCTCCTGTGCGTAAATTAAACTGATTTTCATCAATAATGGTATTAAGGTTAATTTTAGAACCATCTTCTAAAGTTCTTTGTTGAATAGGAAGACCTAATTCTTCTAATCCTTTTGGAGTTAATGCTAACTGACCTTTTGTGTTTCTTACAAAGCCTTCGTTTCCAACTTTGTTTTCTATAACAGAGTCTTGATCTTCGGCTGTTTTAACCCCTTGAATAGAATCAAACAAATCTTTTAAAACTTTGTTTTCTTCTTTTTGAGTTTCAGCTCTTCCTAACTTTCCACGTAGTCCTTTAAAATTAACACCAGTATCATAATCAAAAAATAATTTGTCATAAAAAGGAGAAACAGCGCCTTTAGCAATTTCTGCTTTTACTTTTTGCCTAGCCTCATTTGCGTTTTCAGCTTCAACAATTTGAGAAACTCCATCTGAAATAACAACTTCAAACTTTTGCATTTTTATCCAGATAACCCAATTTTTGTAACTCCTGGTGCTGAAGTTCCTCCAGCAAAGTTAGCTTTAGCTAATGCTGACTGATTTGCAAACGGATCTATACCTAATATGCTTTGTAAGCTTGGTAATAATTGTGTATAGAATCTAGAACCCTCAAAACCTTGACGAGATAATAACTCACTATTACTCATTATGTTACCGTATCTTTCTGCATTAGCTGCTGCTAATCCTCTTCTTGATTCTCTTAATAATCCTAGTGTGGTGTTTGGATCTTCAAATACACTTAAATCACCAAAAACTCTTTCTATTATCTCTCTGTCTTTATCTGATATTGTTCTACCAGATTCACCTAAGATGGCTTGAAGATTTTTTTGTTTTACCACTTTGGTTAAAGCTTCAACTTTAGAATCAGCCGATAATTCATCAAAGTCTTTTCCCATACCAGCAAAAGCAAAACCTTTATCTACTAATTTAGCCATTAAACCTTCAAAGCCTCCAACAGCTTTGCCGTCGCGTTGTGCTTCTTCGATAATTTCTATTGCATAATCAACAAATCCCACTCCAGCCAAACCTCCTCGGAAGTCAGTAATTTCTTTTTTTAATTTATTGTTATATTCAGCAATATCTTTTACATTCATTATGTCTGGTTTAAAATTTGCTGCTGCTTTAGCTTGCGCAAGTTCTATTTCTCTTTGATATTTTCTTTCTTCTTGATCTGCTAACAATTCTCTAGCGGCCCTTTCTTCAGCAGCTTTAGATGCACCAGATGCAAGACCTGTACCAAATTGTCCTGTTCTTACAAGCTCACCACCAACATTTCTAATAAAGTTTAAAAAATTATCAGAACCAAAGAATCCTGGCTTGCCAGCTAATTTTGTAATAGGATCAGTATCTTCTTTATCAGTAGGTGTTTTACCCTCTTCATTAATTACCGCAGCTTCTCCTGGGGTTAAATCTGTATCTACGTTTACTAATTCTATTTCAATATCCTCTGGAAGAAATTTCTTTTTCATTTCTTCCTTACTGTCTATTTCTGTTTTTAAAACATCAACTGGTTTGATGTCTATTAGATCGTTAGAGAAATCTGCAATATCCAAAGGTTTCGGAGGTCTGCCTGGATCTATAGGCCGTTGTAAATCCTCTTCTTCAAACCTATCTTTTAAAGCTTGGCTTTTTCCTGATAGCTCATCAAGCATAGGAGTAATAGGGTCATTATACGGATCAAAAACGGGTTTTATTTCATCTTGATAAGCATTATAATCACTTTGACTAACTTTACTTTTTATGTCTTCATCACGAAAATCAAATGAAGGGCTAACTTCTATATCAAATACACCTTGTTCTTTTGCTCTGTCAGAAAATCCTGGACCAGTAATTCTTTCTAATGCAGCTCTTGATCTTTCTTCATCAGTTGGAAAAATAGAATCCATTTCATCTCTTTTAAATCCAAGTATTCCAAGACTAACATCATCATCTGCTGCTTTTAAATAATCAGAACCAATAAGCTCACCTATCCCAGCTATCCCTAATTTTACATATGGCTCAAAAAATTGACCAGTAGCAATTCCTGCATCTATTAAACCTGTTCCAACATCTCTTGGCTGTAAATACCCAAAAGATCTTTTGCTTAAATCAAACGGTTCATCTTGATCTCTAAATTTTTCTAAAGCATCAGCAACATTTGAGCCTTTGATTAAAGTATCATCTTTAAGTATTGGATATAAATTTCTACCTTTTAAAAATAAATCACTTACAAAACCTTCATCAAGATTGTAAATTTTTCCTGAAACAGTATCGTATATTTGATTTGGTCCAAGAGGACCGATGGGTGTACTAGCGCCACCACCATTTGCAAACATTCTTCTATTAAGAAAGTTCATGTTAGTTACCTCTGTTTGGTACTAAAGCTCCGTAAGCAGAGAAAGCTGCCCCAAGACCTTGAGCGCTTGGATCAGGAGCCATACCGTATGTAGAATCAATCTGACTTCCTGCTTGTTTGTAGCCAGGTAACATAGATCCAATCTGCTGCATAGTTTGTAACGGCCTCATTTGCTGTTGCAACTGCTGAGTAAATTGTCTTTGATTTTGCATTTCTGCAATATTTCTTGCGTTAGCTCCAAATCCTGCTAGTTCGGCTCTTTGACCTCTGTTTAATGCTTCTAAGTTTTGACCAATACCAGCAAGTTGACCGCCAAATCCTGCTAACTGAGATCCTAATTGAGAAGCGCCAGCTCCTCTTTGTGCGCCTATACCTAATAATCCACCAGCCAAGCCTGCTCTCGCAGCAGCTTCACTTTGACCAAACTGTTGTAAGTTACCAGCCAATCCTTGTTGCGCTCCTAATCTAGAACCAGCAAATCCGCCTAATCCTGAAGCCGCTGCTCTTTCTGCGTCTCTTTGTCTTGCAAATTCACCCATACCTGTTTGTTGTGCTTCTGAGAAACCTCTTGCTCTTATGTTTGATAGCGCGTCACCTAAGCCTCTACCAAGCGCTTCTCTTCTTTCTTCGGCTCCTAACCTAGCTCTAGATCCAAAAGCTGATTCGCCACCAGCTGAGATAGCTTGCGCTCTTGCCGCTATATCTTGCTGCTCGCCAGCTTTCATTACATCATCAATAGTTTGTTGAACAACTCTATCTTCATAAGGATTGTAGAACTGTTCTGTCATACTAGGATCGTATGCACCTAAAGTACCTCTAAGAAGATTCTCTGATTCACCTAAACGGTTGCCATATTGATCAACAGCTCCTGTTGCAATACCTCTTGCTTGGCCAATCCCAGAAAGAGCGCTGTCTAAACCTAAGCCATATTGCTCTTCTGCTCTAGAAAAATAAGGATCTTGTAGCTGTTCGGCTCTTCTAGATTGTTCTATAGCTTGATTAACTAAATCTTGTTGCTGGGTAAAAAACGGTTGAAATGCACCAAGGCCAGCTTGCGCTCTTTGTCTTGCTTGAGTTTCTAATGGATCTAAACCAGCTGTTTGTTGTAAAGGAACATCACTTCCTATTAAGTTTGCGCCAGCTTGTTGTAATTGATTATAAAAACCAGGAGTACCGTCAGTACCAAAATATAAAGCCCGTACAAGAGGGTCTGTTATAGTTTCTGCGGTTCTTTGACTTTGAAGTACGGGATCTACTGTATTAGCCATTATGCCATACTCCCTGAAGCGTTATACTTTTCAAATGTGTCCATTAGTTTATTCATTACATCTACACCTTTTTCTCTATCTGGTTTGCTTGATGCTATCAACTCAATACCTTTTTTTGTTTTATTAAATTTAAAACCACCAGCGCCGTTGTTAGCAGCAGCCGTCATAACAAACTCACCATCACTAAGCATAGCTGGTATATCATCAGAGGTTCCTGTTCCAGGACCGACTGATTCACCACCATCTCGCATATCTAGTTCGCCTATTGCAGCTAAGCCACCTTTATTAAATTGTTGTCTGCCGTATCCAATAGGACCCCCAAAGGCCGCAGCTTTTCTTACGCCTAAATCAAAACCAGCAAATACAGGAGCTGGGTTAAGATCTGGTCTTATTGATTGTCTTATATCGGTTAAACCACCTTCGGTTTTTTCAGCTGCGTCTTTAACAGCTTTACCATATAACAAAGCTAAAGCAGCCATTTGTGGACTTATGCCAGAGCCTCCTCCGCTCCCACCAGAACCAGATAGTAATCCATCTCCACCAGGACCTGTTCCTAATGCTTGTTCAACAGATTCTGGCAAAAGTTTTGAACTTAAATATTCAACAGGAGACTTATCACCTGTAAACATTTCTGTAAGCATGTTTCTGTTACCAGGTATAGATGCTACTTCTGCTGCCGTAGCTGGCATTCCAGTTTTAATATTTATATATCCCTCGTTAACTGGATCATACTTTAATGTGTCAGTTTCAGGCTTCGCACCACCACCAGTTAAGTTGCCATACAACCCTACACCATCATCACCTGGCATAACATACTCGTAAGCCTTTCCTACTGTATTTCCAAACAATCCTACGCCATCCGAACCTTTCGTTACAAATTCTTTTATATCACCTAAACCTTTTCCAACGTTCCCAAAAAATCCCACGCCATCTGCGCCTTTGGTAAAAAACTCTTTTGTATTACCAAAAATGTTTCCTTTTGGACCACCTGTATAGGCTTTTGCAGGTGTAAACGCAGTTATAAGATCTCCAATACCCCCTTCGCCTTTAGCTAAACTTATAGCGGCTCTGCCTCTGTTGTATGCAATTGCAGCAGGTTGCCAAGGTCCAGGTATAACGGCTGCAATAGGTGCTACTTTCTTAACTACCTTTTTAATCCTTCTAGCAGTTTTTTTTAGAAATTTTCCTAAACCAAATTCAGGCATGCCTGTAATAGGATTGATAGACATACCTTCGCCAACAGTATATTCATTAGGATCAAGCCCTACTGCCGACATTTCATTTTCAATTATTTTTCTTGTAGCTGGAGAGATAACTGCTGGTACTACCATTTCTCCTGTCATGACGTGAGCGAGTTTTGTGTCTCCACCTCGTCCAAGGGCTGCTAAACCTTTATTTGAATTGTCTATTCTATTCATTTTTAAATTTTACCCTATTCTTCTATACATTTTAACCAAAATACAAGTAAGTATCTATCTCCTGATTCTA